TTGTTATTGGGACCATCTGCGAGTCGCCCGTACTTGCGAGAAACGTCCATCCAAAGAACGCCGGGTTCTCCGTTGCGAGCGATGCCTTCCACGATGGGGGTGAGGTCTTGACCAACAGAGACATCGACAGAGTTGTTGGACATCCATGCCCAACCGGGAGCTTCGGGGTCGTAAGAATTTCGCTTCGGGAAAGCTTCCGGGTTCTTCAAGTTCAAGAAGTTTTCGTCATCTAGACGACCGATGAGGAGCTCGGCTGACCTGCGAACGTTGCCCGACACAACACAAACACCAATCATGTTGCCGATGTCTGCGATGTCTGTGCGAGTGAGCATCTTGCCCTTGCGACCCTTGAAGAGTTCCACGATGTGGTTGTGCAACTTCATCAAAGGTTCGGGACCTGCAGCAGTTCCGCCGAACGTCTTGATGGGTTCGCCAAGTGGACGAATGAGTCCGTAGTCAAAAACGTAGGTTGGTTGGTCTGGTCGAAGGTATGAGTTGATGAGAGAGGTGACGGACTCGACCCAACCCTCACGGGTGTCGGGGATGACGTAGTGCTCTTTATCATTGGAAGGGCGGTAGATGGTGAACTCTTTATCAGCACCCTTGTCATCGAAGCCAACGCCAACGCCGAGCATGGACGCTTCCATGAGGAAGCCGAATGGCTTAGCAGGATTGTGCTTGGTCATCTCTGAGGTAGAAACAAAAGCGCAGTTCTGAAGTGCAGCAGAGTTGCGCTGCTCGTTGACGATGGAAGTTCCCATGACCCAGAGACCACGACCGGGAGGTGTCCACTTCAGATTGAAGAGACGGTCGAACGCTTCCTTGGCTGAGCTTTGAGCCTTCTGCTCACTCCACGGGAGTCGGTTGGTTTTGCAGTGGTCCTTCTGAAGTGAGTACATGCCATTGATGACACGCTCGCAGACATCAACCCAAGTCTCCTTGGTTCCATCTTCCTTCAGTCGTGAGTAAGTGCGAAGGAATGTGATTTCACCAACGGAGTTCCCGCCCGCATCTCGATAACCGAACGGTTCCTTTCTATCTTTGTAGGAAGCGACGAATTCGTCAGAGATGCGAAAAGAGAAAGCAATAGCCACGGTTCACTCCATCGTGAGTAGTAGTTGTAAGTCTGGGTGGAAGAGCCAAGGTTACTACTGGCCCTAATTTTCTAGAAAAGACGGGGCTGGTCCAATGGATGTGACTTGGGGGCAATAATCGCCCGAGCACGCTGGAGTCCGTCGATAAAATCCCGAGATGTGCCCCCGTTGGAGCACTGGTCGATGAGGTCGTCTAGGTCGTGAAGGATTTCTCGGACGATGTTGTCCTTTACCTCACGCTTGTGCTGTTCGTATTCGGTCCAGCTAACCCCATCTGTCATTTCATCATCCCCTTCTTTTCTCCGACCTTACTCTCCTCGGTTGGCAGTTGCAAGGGGGTTGCACAATAAAAGTGCTCGAAGTTAGATGGGGGTGTTGGAGCAGGAGTGATTTGTAATAAGAATGTCCTTGGCTCCGCAGTCTCCGCACTCGATTCGGTCGATGTGCACGAGGTCGCCTTCCTCTTGACTGAGGTCGTAAGAAAGGTAGAGACCGCCTTCGACCTCGGTGTCGTCGGGGATGTCAGCCATGTCCACCCGGTTCAGCCACTCTCGAACATCTTTGACATAGAAGGGGACGCCGGGTTCTGGGTTCTTCACGAAGATAAAGATTGCGTTTGTTGTCGAGACAGCTGGTGACCCGTAAGACTCAACGACTTCCTCGTCTTCCTCCGGGGTTTCGTCTCGAAGAAAATCAAAGACACGCTTAGTCACGTAGTCAACATCTTCACGAACCATGGAGTACTGACTGTCTTCTTTGGTGGGGTCCCACTCATAGTCGTATCCGTGCTTTCCTGTTGGCTTCGGATAGTCACGAGCAAGTAGAACCTCTTCTGCGATTTTGTCTACAAGTTCTCTTTGAAAGTCTCTCATTCGTAAGTCTCCATCAACTCAATGACATCTTCTATGAATGGATTGATGTAGATGCAACAACCGTCGCAACCGTGAGACTTTACGTCAGGTCGCTTGTCATAGGAGATGTGGTCGGGGTCGGGATGACCGATGCCATGTTCGCAGACACGCTCCATGACGAAGATGTCGTCACGCCAGTTCTGAGGCCAATCGACCATGTGATGGTTAGACGGGTTGTGGATGGCGCAGTGGTCTCCCTTGCAGTCTCCCTTAGCGTGGGTGTTGAGGGAGGTGCCGTTGGGAAGAGTGAACGTCTCTAACGGTCGTGCAGTCGTAGCCATGGATTCAACTTACACCTACAGAGATGTAAAAGAAAGTATTAGCAGGAGTAAGTTTGTCCAAAGGTTCTCCAGTGCTTCTTGCCTGACCATTTTCCGTTGTAGTTCAGAACGGTGAAGAACGCTTGGTCTTGGATGGACCGTGACCATGTTGAGATGGGGTTTGCGAACAACTTTTTCTTTATATCTTTAGCAACACTGTTGCCGTACATCTTCTTGAGTTCTGGGTAGACCATGTGCGCCAGAGGTTCACGCCACTGGGAGTCGAGGAACTGGTACGCACCGGACGCTGAGGACGAACGGTTCTTGGCACCGTAACGGAAGGTGGACTCTCGCTTCTGGACGCACTTGCGCCATCTTTCCTGCGAAGGGTTGTAGTACTTGCCACGGTAGACCGAGGTCTTCCAGCCCTTCATGGTCGGGTGGTTGTAGCCATAGATGACTTTGCTTTTGGATTTCTTCTCAGTTAAAGCTGAAACTTCCTCGCTAGAAATAAAAAATGATGCTAAAGTTACGAACGTAACGAGAGTCATAACAATGATGCGATTCATGGTTGTTCCTTTCTTCTTGGTGGATAGATAGGAAAAGAGAGGCCCCGTCTCCTGTTTGAGAGGAGGCGGGGTCTTTTTTAGGCTAGATGACCTTGAAGCCGTGCTTTTTCCCTAGCTTCGTGAGCGAATCACGACCGGGGAAGCCATCGGCATCCTTACCTTTATATCCAAGGGACTTCTGCCACTTGGAGTAGTAGCGACGCATCCTCATACCGAAGTATGGGTTCATCACTAGGTCAGCACGACGGAACTCTTTATTGAGAGCTTCCTTCACGATGAGAACGTGGTCGTGACGCTTGCGGAACTTGATGTTGGAAAGTTTCACCACCGGAGGAACGACTGGCTTGATTTCTGGTTCCTCGGGTTGAGGATGTCCGGACTTCTTCCGGTACTTCTCAATTTCATCTCGAAGTGACTTCAGCGGGATGCCGACATCGACCTTCCTACCGGGAGCCCAATCCTGATGACGGATTGCCGCATCGGTCTCCCAGTCGAGTAGGTCGAACAAAGCAGCGCAGTACTTCGCAACGGCGGTGAATTGTGCAGGGTTCATATCGTTCTTCGGAGTACGACGATTCTTCTTGCGAACCTTGCGAGTGGAGGACGCTTCGATTTCGATACCAATGAGGTAGCGGTTGCCGAGGTTTCGAGGGATGGACTTTCCATTGACAGTCATCGGTCCACCGACACCTGCGTGGTATGCGCCACGACCTGCAATGATTTGAAACTTGCCGTCACGCCCAACAACGATGTGACAAGCCCGAGCCTTGCCTGAATACTGACCGGGGAAGCGACACCAGTTGAGAGATGGCATGTTGCCCTTGGAGAATGTTCCGCACGCTGTGTGGTGCCAGACAACTCCAACAGGCTGGAAGCCCTTGCCATAAGGGTCAACCTTGAGCCATGTTCCATCAACTTCGTAGTCGATGCCGGACTTCTGAGCAGCCTTGATAAGGGACTGCGGGTTCCAACTCATGTGCGTGACTATACATGATAGAAATGTCCGATTTTTGCCGTTTTATCGGGTTTGAACCGATATTTAGCTCATATCTATGGCAGAAAAGTGACAGATTAGATAGTGTGTTTCTATGGAAAAGCCCCACTACAACGTCGTCATCGCAACTCCGGGTGAAAGCTATAAAGCCGCCTATGTCGATTCTTTGGTAGAAACTTTGCGGTGGTTGAGCGAAAACGGGTTTTCATACACTCTTCTCAATAATTATTCGTCGTTTGTAGCTAGCGCCCGTGAGATGACCGCAACGGGAACGGTCTCGCAGAACTGGGAAACAAACGAGATTGGGTCGGGGGAGTTCACCTACGACAAGATTTTCTGGATTGACTCGGACATGAGCTGGTCGGTCGAGAACTTCCAAAGACTGTTGTCAAGTGATTTAGACATCGTGTCTGGTCTTGCTGCTGTGGGCGGTGCTGGTCAGGTGGGTGTTATGAAGTTGGAGATGGGTACTCCTCGTGTGATGGACAAAGTTGCCTTCATGCTGACGGATAACCCTGTCGAGGTGGACGGTGTGGGTTTTGGGTTCGTGGCGATGAAGCAGGGAGTATTCGAGAAGGTCCCTCGCCCGTGGTTTGAGATTCTGAAAGTACCTGTGGCTATGAGAATGGTGAACGCCAGCGAGGATTTCAGTTTCTGCATGAAGGCTAAGGAAGCTGGGTTCCAGATTTGGGTAGACCCCTTGGTGCGTGTGGGCCACCATAAAGAAGTGATTCTTACCGTCGATTGGTAGTTAGCAACCCTTGCAGATTAGATGGTTGACTAGTTGTTTTAGTTGACTAGTCCGCTTCGGGAGGCTTGTTCGGGGTGGTGGTGGGGGGAGAAGGGGCGGAATTTTCCTGCACTTTTTCTTAAGTTTTTGGAGTCTCTCTCCGAAAGTACCTAACAAAGACGAGCGAGTTTTTTTGCGTCGAGAAAGATGCAGGAAAGTTGAAGTACCTAACAACGAAAAGTTCTTGGCAAAGTGGAGAAAGCTGTTAGTGCAACTATTCAACTAGTCTTCAATATGTAAAGATGTATCTATTTATTTGGTAGCCCGTGCAAAACACACATATGCGTAGTGTAAAAATAGATGAAACTTAGCGTTTTAAAAACAAGTAGACTAGTCGAATGGTTTTTTAGTTTTTCTACAGGAAGGTGGGGGTGTCCTGCGGGTCATCGAGGGAGTATTCTGAGAGTATAGTTTCAATTAGTATTTTCTGGTTGACAAGTTTGCGGAAGGGGTCTAGAGTCGAGGACAGTGACGAGGAGTGACATGAGTTCTGAAGAACCGAAACTTGATGCCCGAGGTATTCCGACTGCGGAGTGCCCGAGCTGTGGTTCGTCGTGGCTTAACGTTCCAGTCACTTTCGATGGTGAGACCTACGAGATTGCTGCGTGGGGAACTGAGGCTTCGTGTTTTGGATGCGGAACCTTGGTGACTGCGTGTACTCCCGTGGACTCTTTATCTCAGACAGGATGGAATGACGGATGATGAGTTGGACTCAATGGTTAGCAACGATGGGAGTGGTTCTCGTAGCCAACTTTCTGTCGTTGGCTTTCATCTTCGGAGCAGTGAGTGCTCTGAACGAAAGACGGAAACGGCAGATGATTGAGCCGTTGCTCGATGACCTAGAAAAGAAAATAACAACCGAACTCGACTTTATGAACATCGTCCAGAACTTTGACGGTGATGAAGACGACCGAGGAAGAGAGTGAAGTAATGACAAGTGCCAAAGACGCATTGTCTTCGATGGGGATTGACCTGTCGGAAGCAATAGAAGCCGATAAGAAGCTGACCAAGAAACCGAAGCGGGATAACCGCATCTGTGTTTGTGGTCATGCTGTTGCTCGTCACAAGACAGACGAGTTCTCAGGAATTACCGAGTGCAAGCCATCTCGGATGTACTGCCCATGCGACACACCCCGTGCTGTTCTAGAAGCAGAAGACATTCGGGTGTTCCTTCGACAGACATGGGGGCCGAAAGCCCAGCACGCTCTGATTCGAGGATTGGTTGCTCTGGCAGAAGCCGACAAGGAAGCAAAGTGGATTGACGACCCTCTTCTTTGCGACAAGTGCCAGACCAAAGCATCGGTCTACCCAGTTCCGCTAACTTCGAGCAACAAGATTGCCGAGGAAGCAACATCACGAAACGCACTCCTGTGCGACAACTGCATCGAGGAGTTGCGATGAAAACACTAAAAGACAACATCAGAACAAGTCTGAACATTCTCACCAGAGCTGGTGTCCTTAGTCCGGAACAACTTATTCAGGTTCTTGGGGCCGTGGACACGGAAATCTCATCATGGTCTTCCGAAGTCTCTGGCAAGTTGCAACAGATGGTCGTTGACTGGGAAAGTTCGATGGGGGACGCTGACGAGAGTTTCTACTCGTTGGGCATCCGTCGTGCTGAAGATGTGATTCTGGGAGTGACTATTGCAGACAGATATCCAGTGCTGGAAAAGCCAGATACCCCAGATGATTTTCCTGCAGGAAAGATGTAGTCATGTTCATCCCCAACACTCCGTTTGACGACTCTGAGGAAGTTGTCTTCAAGATTCGAAAAGCGAAGTTCGTGGGTGAACTTGACCATTGGTACGGACAACTGTACGTACTTGGTGAAGAAGTCTGTACAAGCGCTGCTCCAACATTCTGGAGAGTGTTCGATGGGTTGTCTGAGTGCCTAACGGATGGGGATACAGACATTGACCGGAAGTGGTTAGAGGAAGATGTCAATGAGAACAAAAGACGACAACGTGGTTCAGATTGAGCTAACGAAGTAACGCTCGTCCCTGCCGGAACTACAAGTTCACGAGCACTTTTTGTTCCGCTTTTCTGCCCCCACCGTCCAACCTCCTGCGCCTCCCAGAATCCTTGATTTATGGGGGATTTTGGTCTGAGCGACATCCGTTGTTTATGTAAGGGGCTCGTTTCTCTCTCAACTCTCGGAAAATTTCGTCCGAGGCGGCGGCGCTACCCTGATGTAGTGGGTAAAAATATGACCCCACCTCCTCAACGAAAGAGAGAAGAAAACACATGTTCGATACCAACTTCTGGAAGGCAGCGGGCGAACGGGCTATCAAGACCTTCGCCCAGACCCTCGTAGCCCTTGCGGGTGTCGAGATGGTCGGAATTCACGCCGTGGACTGGCCCGAGATGTTCTCGGTCGGAGCCATGGCTGCTGTGCTGTCCATCCTTACCTCGGTTGCCTCAGCCAACTTCGGGAAGAACCCCGGCCCCTCCCTAGCCGACGAGTCCACACACCCGGACACCATCGTCATGGAGGTCGAGGTACCCGTCGAGGTTCCGGCGAAGAAGGCCGCTGCAAAGAAGGCCCCGGCTAAGAAGACCACTCCTAAGAAGTAATTGTTGTTGGGGAGTCGGCCCCGGCCCGCTTTTCGCTTCCTGCTGGTCGGGGCCACCCAACGCTCAAAGAAGAGGTAAAAATTTTGGCAACGGACACACCGCCAGAGCTCGAAGCCCACGTTCAGCGTGAGCTGGAGTTGAAGGCTGACATCGCTGAGTTAGTCGCACGTATGGAAGCTCAGGACTACCGGACGAAGACCGAGAAGAGATTCCTTTCTGACCAGCTTCAGCAATTGCGGCGAGAACTTAACGAACATCTTGACAATCCTCCCCAGCTCTAGGAGGTAAAAATTTTGAGCGACATCGTTCCTTACGGCGGCGAGGAGCCCGAGGAGGAATCCACTCCTCTCCTCGAAACCCCAACGGACCTGCGACCCGACCTTTCTGCACTCGGCCTGCAAGAACACGAACGGGGCGTGGTCGAGGACACTTACGAAAACCGTCAGGTTCTTCGTGGTGCCCACATGAACTGGGACACGGTTTACGACCAGCAGGGAAAGCCGACGGGTCTCATCTCAGCTCGTACAAAAGAGATGATGAAAGAACGGCGAGTTCTTGCGCTCGTTGAGAAGAAGCCGCTGCTCCTCGACCCGGATGACCGGAATTCGGAATATCTCACGGGCCTCGACCTAATTGTTGATGAAGCGGCTTGCAATATCACCCCACCGTGGGTAGTTAATGCAACAAGGCAATATCTCAAGGAACAAGAAAACGGCGGGCCTTCAAACCCACGGCGAGCTGCTTTAGCTCAACCGCACCGCTGTCGGGTTATCAAGTCTGACGGCATCCGATGCATGTTGTGGTCCAGCGGACGGGTAAAAGATGACGGCCTCTGCCGGGTCCACCTCCGCACTCAACGGAAACCCGGCGAGGATGTTGAACGGGCCCGCAAGAAGTTGATGCAATCTGCTCCTTACGCAGTTGATGTACTTGAAGAACTTATGGAGACCGCTCAGTCTGAACCGGTTCGACTTAAGGCATCTTCGGAAATTCTTGACCGTGCAGGAGTTCGAGGCGGCATGGATATCGGCTTGGACATCGAAGTCACGGACGCCCGCTCACCTGCCCAAATTGTTCAGGAACGGCTCGCCCGGTTGTCCGAGGGAGCTCAACGGGTCAATGAAATGCTTGCTTCTGGGGACGACGAGCAAGAAGTGGTTGATGCCGAGGTTGTTGAGGAAAACTCTGAAGTAGACCTCGAAGCTTCGCAACTTCCAAATAACTCAACGGATGAGCTCCCAGTAGCTGAAGACTCACCAGAATTTTTACCCACGGATGACGGCGAGGAAGAAGACACCGCCATCCAATCCGACGGCTTTGATGAGGATGAGCTCAATGTATGAAGAACTTCTAAAGATTGCTGGAGCTCATGCGGCCCGACTTGAAGAAGACATCAAGTTGTGCAGAACCCGGGATGAGCACCTCCGGGTGACGGCTCGTGCAAACGAGGCTTTTGAAATCCTCAACCGCTTGACTGCGGCGAGCGATGCTGAACATCAGTTATTAACTGACAACGATTAGTTATAATCGTAGTCAGTAAATAACGGTTTGTCAAGAGGAGCGGCGAGATGTCTCAAACGGACTGCTTCTGGTGCGGCGAGGTATACGAGTCGGACGGGCATGACCGCTGCACGAGCTGCTCGATGAAAACGCCAACGGGGTAAAAATGAACGGTAAGACGCAGCAAGTACTCAACACGGTGCTGTTGGTTGGCTGCGCCTACGAGATTGTTGCCTTAACCACCAAGAAGGTTCCAACAATCACACGGATTCTTCAGACGGTCGGCTCGAAACCACACGGCAAGGCACTGCTATGGCTGTGGATTGGATATGTGTCCGCCCACTTCCTTGAACCACTCGACGGTCAGTGATGATGCCGAATTCGCTCACCGGCCCGGTAGTACTCCCGACGGAGGAGTAAAAACCAGAGCTTGATGCGACGGCGAGCTCGATGAGCGTAAAGCCGCAATCCGAGCAGCAAGCTGCCGCCAGCTGCAGCGGCGAGTACGAACAACTCGTGAACCCCCAACGGGTCCAATCCCACTTGGTGGGCTAAAACTATTTCTTCCATCAGTTCCATCATACGGAACTAGCTGCAGCTTAAGAGCTCGACACACTTCTCAATAACTTTTACTACCGGCGAGTAACTTAAGTGGTTCATCATAGAACGGCGTGTACAGACTTAATTCTAAGTCTGGACGGCTCGTTCCCAGTAGCGGCTTGGTGTTGCACCAACGGACAGGTGTTGCACCGAGCTGCAGCTAGCGGCGGGGTCAAAACAAGTTGTTGGCATCTGTCAACCTGACGGCCCGTCAGATTCAGGTGCAAAACCGCTGGTCAACGCCTAATCCAAAAATAGCTGCCGGATTTGGATTAAGACATCGGAACAACTTCAACGGCTAGCGGGCCCGGAGCTCCGCCGCCCAGAAGGTAAAAATTTATGGTTCTATAAAACAGGCCCGGAAATTCAAGCGGCCCGGTTAAGTCAACTTCAAAATAACTTTTTTAGTTTTATAGTTGTAGCTCTCCAGCCCGAGCTTCGAATCTGACGGTACGGCCTGCGGTGGGTAAAAATTTTCAGATGGCGGCCTGAAAACCCGTTAGACATCGAAATAACTCGACGGATGGCGTCAGCTGGAGCTCCTCCGCCCAAACTTTCTAATAAAACACTTGCGGCGGCGAGCGGCCCGGGTGTACGTTCGTAAAAAAGACGAAAGGACAAACGGATGCAGACCTTCCTTCCATACTCAGACTTCGAGGAAACGGCTCGGGTTCTGGACTACAGGCGGCTCGGAAAGCAACGGGTAGAGACGTACCAGTTGCTACGAGCACTCAACGGCGAGACTAGAGGTTGGGTAAACCACCCAGCGGCTCGGATGTGGGACGGATTCGAAAGCGGGCTCGCTTACTACGGCATGGTCATCTGCGAAGAGTGGAGACGGCGTGGTTATAAGGACCAGATGCTGGAGCGGTTGACGGAGCTCTGGATTCAACACGGTAAAAACTTCGACATGCCGCCGTGGCTTGGTGACGGTGAGTTCCACTTAAGTCATCAATCCAATCTTGTTCGCAAGATGCCCGAGTACTACGGCCCGCTGTTCCCCGGAGTGTCCGCTGACTTGGAATACATCTGGCCTGTGCTCTATGATAAGGAGCATGAACGGGCAGGAGCGTAAAAAAGAACGGGACCGTATCAAGCGGTTGACCCGTGGTGTGCCGAGAGATGACCTCTCGGTCTACAACCGTGCCGCCACGTTCGAAGACCGCCGCACGAAACGTGACCGGAGTCGTAACGACCGTGAGCGGAATGCGCTCCGGCGTGAGCTCGAAGACTGACCGTTACCAAACTGTAATAATAAACTTGTTGTTCTGAGTTGACCGGTGTCGAGAAAACGCTATAATAAGTAGTAGCTGGAAACCTCCAGTGGAAACGACGAAAGGACAATCATGGGAACTACCACCCAAGTTGCCGCACTTCCCAAGTGCGACCTCTGTCAAAACGCCGACGCTCAGTTCGACGGCAAGACCACTTTCGGCCCGTGGGCCTACATGTGCGACGAGTGCTGGACCACTAACAGTGTCGGCAAGCTCGGCACGGGCTACGGACAGAAGCTGGAGGTGACCAAGTGAGCACCTACACACTGACCGCCCACCTCGGGCGTGACAACAAGACCACGACTATCGAAGCGGATAGTCAACTGGACGCACTGTTCCAGTCTGTCAAGCACGTTATGTGGAAGGGGAGCGTAGAAGACGGAGGCCCGTGGGCACACGGCATCGTCATTCTCTCTGACTCTGACGGCTATCCGATTCACACCATCGACGCAGCGAGGTAAAGAGATGAGACGACCAAGCGTAAGCACGGTAAAAGACTGGCGAGTTCTCTACGACAGCGAGTTGGTGACGGTGAGTGCCGGTACCGCCCAGTTCTACGAGGACTACTGGCAGGTAAAAAATAAGCAGACCGGCAAGAAGCGGTACTACTACGGAGAGACAGCGTGGATGGACGCACGGCGTGAAGCCAGCGACCTCGACTTCGGAGCGTGGGCTATCTAATGGAATGCCCTAACCACGAAGGCAACTTCGACTGTACGCCGTTCTGTCCCGTCTGCGAAGGCGAGCAAGAAGTGTACGTGCCAGCGAGTTGACATAGACAATCGCTCTATGATACAAATGTGTGTGGAGGGGGTATGCGACCCCCAACGACTCGCTCCCCCTCCACCTAACAAATAAAAAACGACGAAAGGAAAACCAATGCCCAACTGGGTCTTCACAACTATGAGCGTTCACGGCGAGCCCGAGCAGATTGCCGAGTTCCGCCACAAGGCTAAGAAGCCGTACACCACCTACTACCCCGACTGGGAGACCAAGGAAATCAAGCCAAAGCACTCTGAGGGCGTCCTCTCGTTCTGGAACTTCATTGAGCCGGAGAACAAGGATGCGTACTTCGCTGACGCACACGGCACGAACCCCGAGGGTTACGAGTCGTGGTCACTGGAGGAAAGGCTCGCCCACGACCTGAAGTTCTCTGGCGACGGCTGGTACGACTGGAACATCAAGAACTGGGGAACCAAGTGGGAAGCGGATGCCTCCATTGAGTCCGACGACCCCGACTATCTTCAGTATCGGTTCGACACGGCTTGGTCACCTGCGGAGGGTGCCTTCCGAGCAATGGTCGAACAGCATCCCAAACTGTCCTTCACCTTCCACTGCGAAGAGGAGCAAGGCTGGGGCGTGGAGTACGAGGGCACGGACGGCGAGTTGACCGTGACCAAGGAGTGGGACATCCCCGAGTCGCACGCCGACTGGGAGGCGCTTGATAGCGAGGACAGGTGCGTTTGCCACTGGGACAACGACCGAAGCAACTGGTACTCGGACTGCCCGATACCTGAACTCCCTGAGGGCGAGTTGGAACAACTCGAAGACTTGGTGGAGTCCTTCTGACCTACGGCGAGGCGTGGGTGGGTAAAATCCTGCCCACGCTTCGCTAAGATAAAAACCCGAGAGAAAGGAAACGGCGTGACTGAAGAAGACAAGGTAAAAATCGAAACGGAAGAGGAAGCTCCAAAGCGCATCCTCCACTACTTCGCCCAAGACGGTAACTACGGTGATGCTTACGGAATGAGCATCATGGAGACATCGCATTGGAACCAAGACGACTGGGACATCATCGAACAAGCTTCGGATGCCGACCGACCTGTCGTAGCTCGACTGTTGACCGAAAGCTACGAAAAAGATGCGGACGACGAGTTCATCAAAACGCAGCTCGTTGAAAAGTACGGGATTGACCTGACGCCGTTCGGCGGGTAAGGTAAAAACTCTCGCCGGGGGTTTCTTCGTCGTTTCCCCCTGCTGCGAGCGAACCTGAGCATGTTCGAAAACTGCTCACTTCTCATATCTGCAACGCAGATGGCACCTATCTGAACGAACAATGAGATTCGAGTTGACAAGAGTTACAGGGAGAAGGCATAATGATTCCAATGCCAGATAGGCAGGAAACGACGAAAGGACATCCACATGGGTGACAGAGCAGTAGTAGGCATCCGAGAGAAGAGCAGCGAACCAACTCTCTTCCTCTACCTCCATTGGGCAGGTAGCGAGCAAGATGCGATGTTGGGCGATGCCCTCCAACTAGCGCAGTCTCGCATTGAGATGGGAGACGCTTCCTATGCGACTCGCATCATCATCTCCCAGATGACCAAGGGACTTGAGGACAGCGAGACAGGTGCTGGTCTCTACATTGGTGGTACTCGCCATGGTGCGGACTACTACACCATCAACATCGTTGACCTCGAAGCCAAGCGAGTGCTGGTCTGCCAGAATGACGACTCCGACGAGGTTGAGATGGAGTGGACGATTGACGACTTCATCATGCGTAACACAGCCAGACCAATCGTGGTCTAAGAAAAAAGTTGTGGAGGGGAGTTGACTTTCCTGCAACTCCCCTCTACAATAAAAATCACCTAGCAACAACGACGAAAGGACACCCAAATGCTAGACCTAGAGAAAGACGTTCAGGGAGTGGCGCTCTACGCAGAGTTCCGCAAGCCCGGAGCGACCATGCAACTCCTCGTCACACCTGATGGGTACAACGAAGAGGGCAAGGAAGTTCCTGCCAACGTGTACCGACGAGTGGTCACGCCAAAAACGCCAAAGAAGCAATGGCGCTCTTCGAACCTCCGAGTCACTTCCAAGATGCGGGAGTGCAAGGACTATGGCACTACGTTGCCAGACGACCAGAAGAACAAGATTGCGGAGAAGCGTTACGCAATCGCTGAAACCCTCTTCGACAGCCTCTTGAGTGGTGGCTGGACGATTGAGAAGGAACCTCTCTTCATCGAAGCTTCGAAGAAGGACATGACGGACATCCGTCTAGGTAAGACACCCAACAAGATGCTGTATCGCATCAACCAAACTCGCAAGGCTCAGGGTTTCCCCGAGAGCATTGCGTGACACCCAAGGAGTAAAAAATGACGCACAAGTACGACACAATCACCCCAGACTTCTGGGAAGCACTTACCAATGTTGTGACGCAGGGTCTGAATGAAGATGCTGGTGTCCAACTCAACGCCAAGGTTCTCCCGACAGGGCGCTACGTCGCTCGTGCTTCGGGTGCCGAGCGCAAGCCTCGCAAGTCCAAGGTCGCTGCCCATGCCGTGAACGTGGAAACGATGGAAGGCGAAGAGGCATACCTTCGTCCCAATGGCGACACCTACTTCGGGCGCAAGTGGGGAGAGCACTCCGATGTTCTCGTCCTTCGCAAGGCTCGTGAGATTACCGAGAGCGTGTTCGGTGGAGCCAAGGGCTCTCCGATGTTTGCTCTGCTCTACGGCGCACCGGGATGCGGAAAGACTGCTCTCGTGGAGGCTGCTTATGGTGAAGATGTCTACACCCTCATGGGTACGGGCGACACCGAGGTTGCCGACATGGTGGGTGGCTACGTCCAGACCCCGAGTGGTGGCTTCGAGTGGGTGGATGGTGACCTCCTCCGTGCTGCGGAAGAGGGCAAGGTCTACTTCATTGACGAGATTGGTCTGATTGACCCGAAGGTGCTTTCGCTGGTCTATGGGCTCATGGATGGTCGTCGTGAACTGACTGTCACAGCCAACCCCGAGCGTGGGACTGTCAAGGCTAAGGAAGGGTTCTACGTCGTCGCTGCGACCAACCCGAACGCACCGGGAGTTCGACTCTCCGAGGCTCTGCTTTCACGCTTCACGCTTCAGGCTGAAATGGCTACCGATTGGTCGCTCGCTCGCAAGATGGGCGTGCCGACTCCTCTCGTTACTGCTGCTCAGAACCTGAGTAAAAAGATGAACGCTGGTGAGACTTCATGGGCTCCCCAGATGCGAGAGATGCTTGCCTTCCGTGACATCGCTGAGGGCTTCGGCACTTCCTTCGCAATCCAAAATCTCCTCGCTGCTTCCCCCGAGATGGACAGGGCAACTGTTGCCGATGTCCTGACGAGGGTCTATGGCGAAGAGCACAAGCCTGCGAAAATCTAAGTGGACTCCTTGGCTTAGCGCAGGTCTTGGGGGAGGGAGTGATGGGTGTCCTCCCTCCCCCAACCCCCAAGTTGCAATCACCCACACGATGCTCTATGATAAAGAGCAACCCCTCAGGGACAGAGGGCAAAAGGAAGGAATGACGAAATGGCACACTTGAGCCACAGCACGACTCGTGCGGAGAACACGCCACCTGAGTGGCTTGGCGTTGGCATGGCGATTGGCGAACTTGCCAACACTTGGAGCGACCGACACGACCTCGTTGGGTACGTTGGCACTAATGCGGGGCATGGCGCACCTGCTTGCTACAACCCCGAACTTGCCGAGATTGAGGTGGACACTTCCATCGCTTTCGGTGCGGGAGTGACCCCCGAGATGGTGGGCGACATTCGTGAGCGTTCACAGCAGTACGAGTTCCCGAAGGCGACAGGCGCAATCATGCACGAAGCCTTCCACGCAAAGTTCTCCGAGTGGAGCATCCCTGACGCAAAGAAGGCTCTCAAGCCTGACGAGTTTCAGGCAATCATGTGGCTCGAAGAGTCACGCATCGAATGTCAGGGTCTGCTGATGATGCCGAAGGCTAAGCCCTTCCTTCGTGCCTGCGCCATTGACATCGTGATTGGTGAAGCCAAGGAGCAGTTCGCTGAGAACTCAAACACTCACAGCGCATCGTTCTTCGTTGCGACTGTCCACGCTCGCATTGACGCTGGCATCTTGGAGTACGAAGATGTCGAAGAGTTGGTCACGCTGGTGAATGACTACATAGGTCTCGAAAACGTTCGCAAGTTGCGAGCAATCGCTCGTGAGTTTCAGGCTCACAAGATGCACGCAGTTGCCGACCCCTACCTCTACGACCTTGCTCGCAAGTGGGCTGAGATTGTTCGAGAGGTTGCCGAGGAGAAGGGCGACGCACAGCCTGAGGGTGCCGAAGGTGCCGAGGGCGAAGGTGCGAGCGACGAGTTCATTGGCGAGATGATGGAAGCACTCGAAGAAGCAAAGGACGCTACTTCCGTTGCCGTGATGGGCGACCTTGGCGACCAAGAGATGCAGGAAGAGTGGGAAGAAGAGGTAAAAAGGAAGGGCGAGTCCTCGAAGGAGCAGAAGGCTAATCGTGAGGTTGGTCAGAAGGTGTTCTCGAAGGGCACGACAGAGACAGGTGGTGGCACTTCCTCGTACCTCGTGGAGAGGCGCAAGCCAGAGCAGCCTGAGCGAGTCGCTGCCGTGACTGTTGCCCAGATGCTTGAGAAGGCGAAGTACCGTGAGCGTTCCGAGACTGAGGTAAAGAGCGTGACTCCCCCAGGTCGCCTTCGCACTCGTGCTCTCGTTCAGGGCAAGGCTCTCAAGGAGCGAGGCGTTATGACTCAGGTGGAGCCATGGCGCAAGACCGTGCGGAAGCACACCGACGACCCGACGCTGACTGTTGGAGTCATGGTGGACATCTCAGGTTCGATGGGTGGTGCCATGAAGCCCATGGCGACCACAGCGTGGGTCATGTCCGAAGCGGTGAAGCGAGTTCAGGGTCGCACGGCGATGGTCTACTACGGAAGCGATGTGTTCGCCACGCTGAAGCCGGGGCAACACCTGAGCGAGGTTTCGGTCTGGGCTGCGACTGACGGCACCGAGAAGTTCGATAAGGCGTTCAGGGCTCTGGACGGTGGGCTCAACTTGCTCCACGGCACAGGGGCTCGTCTGCTGGTCGTGGTGAGCGATGGGTGCTACACCGACACCGAAGCGCAGAACGCTCGCAAGTGGGTGACCCGATGCGCCGAGTCTGGCGTGGGCGTGCTCTGGCTTCCGTTCGACAACGGTTTCTATGCCAAGCGGTACGGCTCACTCGCCAAAGGCTCGTTCCAAATGGTGGACGGCTTGCTTGACCCTGCGGAGGCTGCGAAGGAGATTGGGCGAGCAGCAGCGAAGGCTCTCGAAGCGGTGGGGGCGAGAAGGTAAAAGGTTTCTCACTCGGAGCGTAACCTTCCAACGCATGTCCCCCGAGTGAGAGAAAAGGTGGCGGGTGGCTCCCGAGGTTGCCATACAGCGGGAGTCACTCGTCACACTAAAACGACGGAGGTAAAAATGAAAAGGATTAGACCAATGCTGATACTTGGGCTCGACGGATACGACGTTGAGTGGGCGGAGGGCTTCCCACTCGGATACGACCAGACTGACGCTGCGTTCTACAGGAACCCGAGCAGCAGTTGGGTTTGTACCCTGAGCAGGGACGGCTTCGAGGTGGACATCTACTGCGATGGAGAGATGCGGGCAGTTGTTCTTGCCGATGAGCACCGAGAAGCGGTTGCGACTTGCGGCGAAGAGCTCATCGAGGAGTACGGGGTAAAAAATGATGACGACCTCAAGTTGGTTCAGGAATGGGTGAACAACCCGTGGTTCGACCTCTACGTTCATGGCGTTCACCTCGATGTGGTGACGCACGAAATCACCGATGCGGTTGCGTCTGCGAAGGCGTACCTCGAAGAGACGATTACCAACGCCAACAACATCGAGTTTGAGTTCGGTTTCTGAGTAACACCAACACGCCGGAAACAGGTAGTTGTATTTAGAGCAGGAAAGTAGTACGATGAGTGAAACGACGAAAGGACAGACATGGCAAAGACCGTGTACCTCTACATCAACTGCTGGATGTGCGGAGACCCGATGAAGATTGCGTCTCGTGATTACAACCACCACGCCTCATGCGGGAAGTGCGTCTGATGAGCACAGCAACCCAAGAGAAGGCGTACATCGAAAAGGAGTACGGCTGGATGGTCGGAAAGACCGTCGAGCAAGTGCGGATGCTCACCCCAACAGAAGTTGAGGACATGGGCTGGTACACCGGAGGAGAAGTTCCATTTGTTGTGTTCTTCACCGATGGCACATACATCATCCCGATGCGGGATGAAGAAGGAAACGGACCCGGAGCCCTGCTCCATCAAGGAAGGTAAAAACAACATGAAGAAACGACGCTCGACCTACATCGACCCGAAGTCAGTCAAGACTTGCCCGGAGTGCTCCGGGTTCATCCCGAACAACAAGCGACCGGGTGCTTACCCCGGTGCCATCTCACGCCGAGACAACAAGACCGAAATCTGTTCCGAGTGCGGAACTCGTGAAGCGATGGAGGACTTCCTCCGCTATTCCCGAGAGTCTGCGGGGCTCTGAAAAAAAAATCTGAGAAATCTGGCGTTTCGAGTTGTGAACGTCAGGAAAATAGTGTAATGTTCTAGTTGTTGGAGAGCAGGACTCCCCAACCACTCCCCACACAGGGTGCGGAGTGCGAGAGACAGAAAGAGGTAGAGACATGGCAAACGCCACACTCACCAAGAAGGTCGTGACTGAGGTTGCGACCACCAAGGAGGCCGTCACGCTGGATGCGGACGTTCTCTCCACCATCAACGAGTTCATCTCAACTCGTGACATGCTCCGGACTCTGGAGAAGCAGAAGAAGGAACTCGAAGCCACCATCAAGGAGGCTCTTGGAGATGCCGAGGTTGGCATCACCAGCGACGGAGAAATCCGTATCGAGGTGTCCAAGCGTGAGCGCAAGGGCATTGACCAGAAGCAACTCGCTGAGGCTTTCCCCGAGGCTTTCGAGGCTTGCCAGAGCGTGACCGAGTACACGGTACTCGTCGCCAAGTAAGACCCCCCAACGAGTCAGCCCTCCACCTTCGGGTGGGGGGCTTTCTCGTTCTCAAGAAGGAAACGACGAAATGAAAACCGAGAAGTACAAGCCTCAACACCGAGGTAAAAACATCATCATCTCGTGGCACGAGTTCTGGCACGAGTTCATCATCGAAGTGAACAACGGCGACCACGAAGATTGGCTCCCGCCGACAGCACCAAGAGAAGCCATTGAGATGGGTGCGGATGTCTACGCCGACCAGATGATTGAGTGGTACGGGCACACGCACATGAGCATGTACAACAGCAGTGATGGCTACGAACTTGATGCGGTTCGTCAAGAACTGAAAGAAGCAGGCTTTGACTTCGAGGAGGATGAGGACGCCGAGGACTAGGTAAAAAAGTTGTTGCGACCCGAAGGCCCTAAAGGTCCGAAGGGGCCGAAGGGTCCGAAGGGTCCGGCACGAAAAAAAGTTGTTCGGAAGTCTTGCGTCTTCTGCAGGAAGGTGCTACCATGAACTTGTTCATCCAAAACGACGAAAGGACAAAGATGGACATTCAGTTGGAACTTGACGAGATAGATGCGGAAATCCTGACCATGAGCGTTGCGATGCTCATGCGGTACACCGAGGAGCGCATCGAACGTCATCGCAACCACAAGGACTACTCCATGGACAAGTTGTTCGCCAAGATGGAGATGCTGGCTCGCACGGGCGACCTCTGGGTGCGCTTGCAGAGGGCGCAGGGCACGACGCAGGAAGAGATTGCTCTGTTCCTGAGAGAGGCAGGCAACGAGTGATGGACGAAATCAACTTGTCGAAGACGGTTCTGTTCGTAGGCGACTACTTCAGCCTGATGACCACCGTGGTTCTCACCGAAAACCTGCGGAACGAAGACGAGGATGACGATGAGTTCGCCATTCGACTCGCCAGCGTCCTGATGGAGGAGTACTACGGCTGGGATGTTGCGGAGAAGGCAACAGTCAGCATCGGGATAGTGGACGACTTCCTTTCCTGAACCAGAAGTCCTGAAGGAGCCCCTCGTTGATGCGGGGGGCTTTCTTCATGCCCAAATCAGGGTAAAAATGCTGGATTATTATGAAGACATCCCCCGGGGAGGCTTGAGAGCTCTCGCCGCCCGGGGATGAGGCGGCTATTGCTACCTGCCGCCGCCCCTCTCCTCGCCTCTCCCCGGGGGGAGGGGTCGTGTTTATCCCATTGACCTTCTGATGCGGTAGTAGTCTTGAGGCATGATAAATCTGGGCGTTGTTGATAAAGCTCTACATAAGAACAACTCAGGAGCTCCGTTCATAGCTGCGGTCGTTGATGACGCAGAAGACGGGGACACAAAACTCGTAATCATGTTTGAGGAAGAAGGGCACACCGCCGTGCTCTCGCTCGACAAGCTCATCGAGGAAGAAGACATCACAACAACTACAGCTCATGCGGGTGAAATCGAGGAGCAGCTCCGCCCGGAGCTCTGGGGCGAAGGGTAAAAATCTAAAACAACAGCTCCGTCGGCAGCTAAACATCAAAACAACTCGAAGGGAGGTGCGGCTGCGATGACCACGATTGCTGCGGTTCAGGGGAAAGGCTGGGCTGCTGTTGGCTTTGACTCCCGGGTTTCTGATGACAGCCGCATCTACCAACTGCCGAGAGACCAAGGCAAGGTAGTGAAGAACGGTAAGTACCTGCTTGGGGCCGCTGGAGACATGCGGGCCATCAACTTGTTGTCTGATGTTTTTATGCCGCCTTCGCCATCACCAACCATGGAAGGCCGAGAACTCGACAAGTTCATCTCCTCGAAGTTCATCCCGGCTCTGAAGAAGTGCTTTGACGAAGCCCAGTACGGGGAAAAGGGAGAACACGAGTCCAGCATCATTGCGGTGGTCAATGGAGTCATCTACGACATTGGCTCGAACTACGACTGGTGCCGGGATGCTCATGGCATCTATGCCGTCGGAACTGGAGCTCAGTTTGCGATGGGAGCTCTGAACTCGATGGCAGAGGGTAAAAATCGCACGCTCTCTGCAGCTAAAGAGATGCTGAAGGTAGCTGTTGGTGTTTCGTGCCGACTTGATTCGAGTTCTGCAGAACCAGTCAATCTGCTGACGCAGAGATTTGGTGAGTGAGCAGTTTCGACACTTACTCAGGTGAGGCGGATGTCTTTGTCCTCCACAGATGCTCAACCACCTGCTACCAGACGAGCCGTCTAGAAGCACAGGACACCCCGCCTAAGTCTGTGCCGACCCATCTATTCCATAATTTATTATTTGCCGCCCACTAGGGGCAGTCGCACATCATACGCAGATAGAAAAAAACTTTGCAAGGAAGTTGCATCTTCCTGCACTTTCATGTATCATAGAAACATGACATACGGACTACCAGACAGCATGACCTACACCATGGGTCGTCGTGTCTTTTCAGTTATCAAGGACAGGGCTGCCCAGCGGAGTTCTGAACTTGACTCGGACCTTGACACGTTCGTCCTCATCCTTCGTGTGATTGGGTGGACGTTCCTCGGTGCGGGCTACCTCATCCTCGGGGCTCTGTACGTCATCGCCTCTCCTATCCTTCTCCTCGGAAAACTCATGGAGCGATACGAAGAGCGGACTGCTAAGAAAGAGAGGGCTGAGAGGTACCGCCGAGCCCTTGAGAAGAGGTCTCAAAAAAACATTGCCTAACCTTCTTGCATTTTGCAGGAAGGTCTGGTAGGCTGAAGCCAACATCGAAACGACGAAAGGATAAACGATGAGCGACATGCTGAACACCAACAACTGGAACATGGCACCGAAGTACCGCCGTAGGCGTGCTGTGGTGTTCACCATCGCTGGTGCGCTAGTGCTCGTGGGCATCTGGTTTGTTGCCACGCAGGTCTGGTGGACCGGTGGTGGCTACTGCATCGGAGACATGATGGAGTGCCTGAACCCATGACATGGACACAAGCAGACTTTGTAAAAAGATGGAATGAGCGAATATCTGACCCCGAGCTTGATGAGCGTGTGGGGCAGGCAGCGTTCAACACTCTCGTTGAGTTTGACGTTGCGCTTGCAGAACTCATCGTGGGTACGAACAATGACCCGTTCTACAAAGACGACGTAGTTCCTGACTTTCTCCAAGAGGTGTTCGGGTGAAGGTCAAGGACTCTGAAGTCGAACTCAACAACGAGGAGTTCACATGTCTCGTGATGCGGGAGTGTGGAACTCGGTTCTGGTCTGGACAAACCTCTCCAGAACATCAGAAGGTGTGCAGGTTCTGTGCGGGCATCCTGTTTGCGAAGTCCGACCTAAAGCGTTGGAACATGGTGCTTGATGATGATGGACGCCCGGTTCCCATCGAGGAGGAAGGTAAAAATGTCGAAGAAGCGTAAGCAGAGCTCATCTCGATGGACGCCATTCGTTGGGGCAATCCCCCATCGTGAAGGTGTTGCCATCGAACTCGAAGAACACGAGACTTATTGGAAGAACTCGTTCTACACGGTCGTGAAGAAGTTGATTGAGGGTAAGGAAGATGGACCCATCCATCTTTCGATTCGCCACAATGAACGTAAGGCCGTGCGGGACTGGAGGCACTTCCAACGCATCAAGAATGAACTTGCGGGGCCTGAACGAGAAGGTATTGAGGTGTTCCCACCTGAAAGTCAGTTGGTGGATACTGCAAACCAATACCACTTGTTCATCTACCCCGAAGGCATGTCAAACCCATTCACTTGGGACCAAGGACGACATGTAACAGACAACCCTGACGATGCCGAGACAAAAGAGTGGCTTGAGTCGATGGGGTTGGACCCAGAAGGGGCTGCTGGAGCAGTCCAGCGACCCTACGAAGAAGAAGGAGAGTAAAAAATGAAGGTAGACAAGATTGCTGACGAAGCAGCAAGGTTGTACACGGAGGAGGCACTTTCGGTCGAGGCCGTAGCGTCAAACCTTGGTGTTGCGTACCGAACTGCTCGTAAGGCCATCTGGTCGAAGGGGATTGAGTTCCGTGACCCCAGCCAGCGACTGCTGGGACGAACTCGACCTGACAAGCAGGTGCAGCGATGAAAAGGCTGCGTCGAGTGCTGCGTGGTCTGGTCTGGACATCAGTCATTGCGGCTGCGTGTGCAGTGACCAGCATTGCGCTCGCATTTTGGGGCTACACCGACTTGGTGATTGCCTTTGGACTTGCGGCTGTTGCTGCGGCAACGCTGGCTGCGAGAGAACGATAAAGAGAAGGAGGACAACGTATGTGGTTGTTCAGTGAAACTGGGTTTGTGAGTGCAGTCATGGACCCCAAAGACAAGAACAAGATTGTGGTTCGAGCTCGTGAGAAGAAGAGTTTGGAGCCGTTGATGGCGATGACTGGGGTAAAAATTGTGTACCCCGACCGCTACACCGACTACCCACATCGAGTTGTTGTGACCCGGCAGCAGTATGCGGACTGGGTGTTGAGCCTCATCGAGCAGATGCAGTACACCAACTACAAGACGCAGGTGACGAAGACTCGTGGAAGCGACTTCGCACATCCGCTGCATCAGGTCTGGAGCACGATGCTGCAGTTGGAGGAGGACTATCAAGCACCGACTGTGCGTGGTGACTGGTCTTATCAAGAGACTCAGGAACTCTGGGACGAATATCCCTCATTGAGGGGTAGATGAGTTGACTTCCCTGCAGATTGCAGGTAGGTTGTACCCATCAACGACGAAGGAGACGAAATGACATCGACATTCACCCCAGCAAGCGAGAGGCAACTCGACTACCTCGATGACATCATCAAGATGCGAGACGTTCCTCAAGGGCTTATCAACCTCTACACAATAAAGAAGGCAGAGGGTGGCATCTCGAAGGACATCGCATCGAGTTTCATCTCGGCGTTCCTGAAGGCACCGCTGTTGAGCACAGCTCGTACTGCGGCGAACTTCTCTGAGCGTGATGAGAAGATGAAGGAGTTGATGAACTTCGTTGCGGACATGCCTGAGGCAAAGTACGCAATCCCGGCTGAAGAGTTGATGATGGACATGCTGAAGCGTCCCATCAAGAACAACTTGGTGTTCTGCGAACTAAAGAAGTACCGGGGCCGCCTGCACTTCCGACAGTTGCATGGAGCACCCGGACACTTCAGTCGCTCGTTCTTTCCTGTTGAGGACGCACTCGTCTTCGCCAAGATTGTGAAGCGAGACCCCTACAAGTACACACGCTTGTTTGCTGACCACTACCAGTGCTGCGGACGCTGTGGTGCTGAACTGACTGACGAGATTTCTCGTGAGACCAGACTTGGCCCCACATGCAGGGGTTACTTCGGTAAGTAGCCTGACCTGACTCGAAGGCCCCTCGGGAGTAATCTCGGGGGGTCTTCCTGCATTTTGGTACAATATATGAACCGACAAAGAGACGAAAGACTCGCTGCATCTGTGCGGCTGCCCTTATCCCCCAACAAAGGAGAAGTTCATGGGCATACCCAATAAACAACAGGCTTTGAGTCTTGCTGCGGCAGGACTTGGATTAGTTATTGTGACCTCTGCTGCGTTTGCGGCAGAACCACCAGTTCCACCACTATCACCACTAAAACCAGCAATATCAGAAGCACTTCCAAAAACTCTTCCGATGCCGGACATCGAGGAACTCCGGGTCTCGATGATGCGGCGGGAGTTGCAGGTAAAAAATCTGGAGCGGCAGCTTGCTGCAGCTGAGCTCCCCCCGGAACCAATCAACTCCGTGAAGATTGAACCCACCCCGGAGGAACTCCTCGAAATCAAGTACCGAGGCCGTGAAGACATACTCGAACCACTCGAACTTCGGGAACTCCTCGAACTAACAGGGTTTGAGGGAGATGCTCTGCGTACTGCATGGGCAATCGTGATGCGTGAGTCCCGGGGAAAGCCCGGTGCGTACAACGGGGACAGAAGCACGGGAGATGACTCTTACGGTCTGTTCCAAATCAACATGCTTGGCTATCTAGGCCGCCACCGAGCAGAACTGTACGGGTTGGAGCAGTACGAGGAACTGAATGACCCAGTTACTAATGCGGCTGTTGCGTACCAGATGACCGAGGAAGGTACCCAGTTTGGCCCATGGTGCATCGGTCCCAATGCGTATAATGGATGCCGGGTTGGCGATTACAAGTATTGGCTGACCCAGTTCCCAGAAGAAGAGGATGCAAATGGGTGACAACGAGTACAAGAAGGATGCCGAGTACAAGGCTGACGCTGTAGATGGCGACGGCGATGGCATGGTCCAAGACGGAACCATCCACGAGCGTCCAGTCGAGGAACCAGCAGTCGAGGAAGTTGCTGAAGTTGTTGAGGAGAAACCAGCTCCTGCTCCAGCTGCGGCTGCCAAGAAGGTAAAAAATTCAGGTTCTTCACCGAAGACCCGGCTAACCAGCGACACAGTTGTGCGGTTGAGTGCTGTTGATTTCAGCAGTCTCGCTCGCAACTCTGCGTCTGTTGCTGCTGTTCAGGTTCGCCTGATTGAGCACGGCTACTACGACGCAGGTTCTGACAAGCGTGGTGACATCGGTGATGGCACATGCAAAGCACTTTGTGCCTTCCAAGAGGACAAGGGCATTGAGGCTGCTGCTTGCAACGATGCGGCTGTCATTGAGGCCCTGTTCGACAAGACCACAATCAAGGTTCTGCCTTAGTTCGACGCATTTCACCAGTAACACCGTCCGGGTCGCTTTCTATAATGGAAGTAACCCGGACGTTGTTATTTAGGAGGTCGCCCTTGGGCAAGAAGTTCCAGACAATCATGGGTCGTGTACTAGCGACCTTTACCGTTTCCGCCCTGTCCGTCATTGGTGCGGGCGCACTCGTGGGTGTTGAGATTTGGCAGTCCGCCTTGATGGCGGGCATTGGTGGTGTTGCTGCGGTAGCCGAAGCGTTGAGCCGTGCTTACCTGAAGGATGGCAACCTCACTTACGCAGAGATTGACGAAGTTTTCTCTGCAGCTGAGAAGCGAGCTACTCGAAAGTAAGCCCATACATGAAAGTACCCCCGGGGTTTTTACCTCCGGGGGTCTTTCTGTTTGCGGTGACTCTTAGTCGTCAAACCTGCTATCCCACGCCTCGTCCGGGTCGGGGCCGTAGTCGTCGGCCATCTCGCCCTCTTTCTCGTGGTCGGTGTTGCAGGTCGGGCAGGTCCAGAAGGCTCGCCACGTTCCACGGAATGACTCAACCTCGCACTCGACCTCGACCTCAACCTCGAAGTTTTCGCACTCGTCGTTACCACAAGCGAACTCTTTAGTCTCTTCCCACTCGCTGTCAGGTCCGGCGATTTCATACTCTCTGCCGGTGACACCTGCGGGGTAGTTGCTGAGTCCTGCGTACATGGCTTTCCTTTCGTCGTTTGACCTTGTACCTCTAAGGTACTACACCTTCCTGCACATTGTCAAGCGATAAAGAGAAAGACCCCCAGCGTGTCGCTGAGGGCCTTCTCTCCACTAGGGGGGTGTGGTCTTAGGAACCGATGAACTCTTCCTGCGGTTGCATGTCGGACATCCAGTAGCGGATGAACTCACAAGCCTTGTGGGCGTTCACGATGATTCCTGCGGTCTGCTCGTCCAGACCTAGGGTCGCACCCTCGTCGTCGGTGCCACCTGTGAATACCACATCGCCCACGATGTAGTCGGTGCCACCTCCGAACCTTGCATCCCAGAGAACCTGTGCGGTGAAATTGCGAGCAAGATTCTGATATTTACCCTCTTCATTGCACCACATCGTGAGGGTCGGGCTGAGGTCAATAGCCTGCACCAAACCTCCCACGGCCTGTTGCATCTTGCTGAGGGTGTTCTCTGAGATATCCCACTCATCTAGACCACCGTTTGCGGTGACTCTAATTGCCGTCGTCATTTTTTACCTCCTCTCCCTCTTCTGGCTCGTTCACTCGGATTACTTCATCAGGCGTAGTGCTTCGCTGACGCTCGCTGATAACTCTGTAGTTGCCAACCCAGATGTCGTTCTCGCTGTCGGCCTCAATCTCTTGCGAGAAAAAGGTCTCTCTTCCGATAAGGATGGTGTAGTACGGCATGTCTGTTTTCCTTCCGTCGTTAGTGTTTTTTGTCTTGAGGTCTTTATGCGGTGGCCCTTGCGGTCACGACCATGCCAGCCGCCTCTGGAAGGCGGTGGGCTCGGGGGGGTCGAAGCCCTCTTCGCACGCCTCACACAACGTGACCCTGCAGAGGAGCATGTCACCGTAGAGATACTCGCACTCATCGGCGTTTTCATCGGTGCCGCACATCTGGCAGATGGGGGCGTATCGCTTGCGGGTGGTAGTCGTCGTTGTCATATCTTCAGTAAAGCAGACCTTCATGCATTTTGCAACACTCTGCTATAAACATTTTGTAAAGCCGAAAGAGCCCCCACCTATGCGGTGGGAGCCCTTGCGCCTAGGCGTAGATTTCTCTGATTTCTACCTGAGCGATGGTGAACGCTCGCACTGCCTTGCGTGCGTCGGTGACGTTACTGTGCTTGCCTGAGAATGTCCAGCGTCCGATGCTGTCTCGGTACCAGACCTCGTATGCGATGGGAAGTGCGGTGGGCTCTGCGGTGATTGCCTTGGCCTTGCGCTTGCGTCCGAACATTGGGTGTCCCTTCATCGTTGTTAGTAGAACCCTCTCAACCTTCCTGCACATTGTCAAGCCCAGATGCGGCGTGTCGTGTCGCAACTCTGTCGCACATAAGAAAGGCCCCCACTCCCGTAGGAGTGAGGGCTCTTTCTCTCTCAGACTATGGCTCCCCTGTCTGCTGCATCGAATAGGTCGCTCATCAGGGTTGCCCATGAGCAGTAGTAGTGCTGCCCATATGCGGCCTTGTGTTTCGGCAGCCATGTCCAAGTGGACCACTTATCTGTCTGGCTAGGCTCTTCACCCTCATTCACTGCGTAGGGCTCTCCCAGCAACGTGCCGCAATGTGCGCATGGCTTGAGCCCTGCTTCACCATCATTCGGCATGTGGACTAGGTGAGTCTTTCGCTTACGCTTCATACCCTCTCGGAGTGCCTCGAAGGTGTCTGCCTCAGGGTAAGCCTTAGCCCCGTGAGTCCATGGACTCCGAAACGCTGGACGATTATTCATTCGCCGTTTCCTCTCTTGAGTTGTTTGCCGTGCAGTAGAAGTAAAGCAGAACTCTATGATGAACGCAACTCCATTCCTAGAGGAACTATGTCGCAACTCTGTCGCAACATGAAAGAACCCCCGCACTAGGCGGGGGCTCTCTCGGGGGGGCTTGCGGTGTGTCAGACGACAGATGCGGTGGGGCTGTAGACACCCTCACGAGCGAGAGTGAGAACCTCGCCCAGAGGCATGGTGCGGTAGGTCGTGTCGTTGTGAGTGTGAGTCTGCTCGATGACCTCGACTGCGGTGACCTCGGTTGACTCATTGATGAGACGCTGCACCTGCTCCGGACGGTCAACGTGGAAATTGTAGGTAACTCCGCCAGCGGTGATGCTGACCCCGTAGGATTTGTTTGCGGTGTATGCGGTGAAGCTCATTTGGGTGTCTCTTTCTCTCTGTGGCCTTGCGGTGTGCCTGACCTGTTGAGAACTATCATAGAGACCTTCCTGCACATTGTCAACCCCTGAAGCAAAAAAATTTGGATTTTTTTGGAAACACCCCCCCTACCTGCACTTATGCCTGCACACCCCCTGCACATTCTTTAGGTGTAGACCCCCCACCCCCCTGCCTGTCTGCACATTGCACACGCACACAATATGACCCCCCCTCCCCCCTGCCTGTCTGTTGTCTAGTCCTACTAGACAGAGCCTGTCTCACCTTGTGTGAGCACCCCA